GGGGAACCAAGCCGTTGAAGCACAAGAGCGTGCCCAACTGTGTACGGAACAAGCTGTAGCCCAAGCACCTCTGGAGGTTCTGGGCCGGTCTCAGCTAGGATCTTGCAAAGTTGGCTCACGAGAGCGTCGTAACAGTCGCGTTGCCAGCCATAGCACCAGTTCCAATGTACTTGGTAAGCGGCAGCGTAATCATCACCTTTCCAGAATTGGTGAACTTAACGGAACCACCTCCAGCGTACACCCAATCTCCGTTGATGGTTCCAGTTGCTCCACCAAAAGTAATAGCTTTGGCGTTCGCAATTGTAGCCCACCCATTGATTGCTGGGAGAGAAGCAGCCAATTTGGATTGAGCGTCTCCCGTGGCACCTGAAGCAGCAGACGGAATAAACGTGATGGACATTGCAAGTCGCTCGTTTTCTGCGACTTGAGCGACTACAACTCCAGCCCCATTTTTGATTTGCTCAACATCTCCCTCATGGGTGATGTCGTAACTTTCAATCGTCGTAATTGCACCGGTGGTCAATGCCGCACCTGCTGTCGTGTAGAGCGTTATGTCGCCGTGTGCTCCGTAAACTAGTACGCTGCCTTTACTTGTAGCCATGTTATGTTTGGGTTTGGTTTAAGTTGCGGACGCAAACAATGTAAACGTCCGTTGAAAAACTCTGGATCGTTCTGAAACGTCAGTCGATCCGAAATCGCTAGGAGTTGCGAAATAAGCTGTAAACGGCCCGTCCTGATGCGTTTCGCCAACGGTCAATATGTTTGCACCACCGTCGAGGAAAAGATCTTGCAATGAGGCATCTAGGACGTTTGTGATGCCAAGCATCGACGATTCGTTTGTGTCATCGGCCGAAAGTTGAAGTTCGACCCTGACTTCCATTTCACAGGTGGTGTCAAATGGAGTAACTGGTACCGCATTGGAAACAGCAACGACCAGCCGAGGAAATTGCGGCATGACGTCCTCAACGTCTGGATCTTCAAACGCTCCACGACCGTAGCTCGTTAGACAAGCTGGCGCACCGATTGGAGAGGCTGACCAGTCAATGCCGATCAGCCAATCCACTATGGCACGTTCAGTTCGTAGTGCGACGGCATTCATTCTAAGACTTTAAATCCACGACTTGCCAAAAGTTGATCGGCTGATTCTCCCAACTTTGCACGCAGATAGTTTACCATTTCGACTTGTTCGTCCTGCAACGCTTCAATGACGGCTTTGTTTAGGATACGTTGACCGTTTGATCCAATGCGAGGTGGTCCTTCCGCTTGAAGCTGACATTTGGCAACCGGCATAAATCCATCGACCGCCCTATTAGCAATCGCTTTTGGATTGCTGCGTCGATAAATTGCAACTGATTGAAGTTTGTGGTCGTATTGTGCGGCTAACGAAACAGCAGCTTTGTTTGCGCCGCCATATTTACCGCTTTTGACGCGCTTGGTTCCAAATTGCCTGAAACTCTGAAACTTGCGGATTCCTCTGACGACAACAGATTTGAGGTATCCAACTCCGCCAAGAGTTCTTGCCCTCAACTTTCTAACAGCTTCCGACATTTCTTTGCCGTAAAGTCCGGGGTGACGTTTTGAGTTGATGATTGCGTAAATCTTTTGAACTTCTCGTTGCTTTCCACCCTTTGCTCGCACCATTTGCATCAAACTTTCCGCATATCGTTTGCGAACGGCAGCGGGTTCTTTCGGACCCAAAATCAGATAAGTACGCAACAAAACAAAAAACATTCGTGCGTTAATCGCCTTTGGAAGCGTGCGTGACGAATGCGCCAAATACAGCTTAAAAGCTATTTCGAAGTTTCTCGTATCAACTGAAACGACAGCATTCATCTTGTCTTAGCTGAAAGTTCCAAAACGTAGAAACCTCCGCTTGCGTCACGTTTAGCGGAAACGATACGAAGCACTCTGCCGTCATAGGTCAACGTGCGACCGACGACCGGCATCATCTTTCCAAACGTCAGCAGCAATCGGTCGGTGTTTTCTTGCAGCAATAAACTTCCATTTTCCAACTGAAGTTTGTCAGCGGTAGAACCGACATCAGCAGACCAGACCGTAGCATCAACCGTGACGAGCGTTGAATCTGCCAAACGCCAATCGTCTAGTTTGACCAGTAGACGAGCAGCAAGATTGTCTTGGAAACCGCCAGAGATCACGGCATTTGCGTCCGTGATTGAGGTTGGCAAACACCGCACAAGCTGACCTTGCCAAATAAATGCAGGATTGCCCAATGCCCCCTGAAGGACGGTCATGCCCAACTGGAGACTGGTGGCAATTAGGTTCACGATGCGAAATAAACTCCGCTCACAACGATCCGAGAGGTCGCCTGAAGATGCGCTGCAATGCTAGAAGATGTTCCGGTTTCAAACACCGAAATCTCGCAGTAACTGGTGCCACCAATCGCCTTACCAACCAAAGCGGTCTTGGCTTGATTGGTTCCGTTTGTAAGCCAAACAGAGATTGCAGAATCGTAAGCAACCGCATCCGGCAGCGTGATGCGAAGGTTTCCAGTCGCGCTCCCGGTTACGGAATTGACCGTCATATCGAGTGTGAACGTCGTCACAACTCCAATGGAAGTATGGCGAGCGGTATTGACGGTCGTCGCAAACGTTCGGCCACCACCGGAGTCAGTTATCACCGGGGTCCATGTAGTCGGAGCAACAAGCGGGATTGCGGCATACAACTCGTCGAAGTTATCATTGGCCTTCTGCCAAGAGGCTCGAAGCGTGTCGCCGGTGTTGTCGTTGGCGATGGTGCCGATGTTGATGACTTGTTGGGACATAGAGTTACTTTTTCGGCAGAGCGTACCAACCAGCAGGGATTTTGACGGTAGCAGGTCCGCTCAATTTACCGTCTCGGTCGAAAGCATAAACCTTCGCCTTGGTTTCCTTGGCAATCAGGACCGGATCACCGTTTGGCACCAGAATCACCTTTGTCTGGCAAGCCGGGAAGATCGGCAATACGAGCATCCAAATCATCTTTGATATGTTGCGGTGCATTGCCGTGTTGAACGTCTGGTGGAGGTGTTTCTCGGAACCAATCAAGGAACGCCTTGAGAATCTGGTAAATCCAGTTCACTCGGGTTTCTTGTCGGTCTCTTTGGCATCCTTCGCCATGATGAGGCCGAATCCAGCGGTAGCCGCAGCAATGGTCGACGCGATATCAACAGATGTCGCAGGATCGCCGTCGAACATGGCTTTCAGCGCACCGCCGATGGCGACGAGAATTGCGCCGATACCGGCCAGCGTGGTCTTGGTGTTTTTCATCTTTTGAAGAATAGTTTGTAGGCTCCGTAGAGCGCACAGATCAAGCCGATCACAGCAGTTGATAAACGCACCCAATCTGTCAGCACCGGAATGAACGAGGCAGCAGTAACCCCGGCAGCGGCGGTGAGCGAAACAATCGGGCTGTTATTTCCAGAGTGATTGGTTGAGTCCATGATTTACTCGGGCTTGTTCGCAGCGTTTACGATCTTGTCCACGATAGGCAGAGCAACCTTGGCGTTCTGGATACCACCGGCTTTCACCGAGATATCAATGAGTTGCAGCAGTTGCTGAATCTCCTCCTGAGTCAGTTCAATGGTAATCATTCGGCAGCAGGAATAGCAGCAACCACCGGCTCGCTCAAGGTCGTCTCGACGACAGGAGCGATGATCGGAGCGGCAATAGTGGACCCATCGACCACGGCATCGCCCCACGGCAGCGGAGGAGTGATGATCGGAGGATTGATCTGGTCAGCAATCTGCTGCGTGACGTTGGCTTCGATGGCGGTCTTGTCCACGCCATTGGCATAGCACCAGCCGAGAACCTGCTGCTCGGTCAGGTCAGGATACGGCGTGAAGTTCTCCGTAGGAGGCGCGAACGACGCGCTGCCGTAGCAGGTGCCGCTGTACTGACCGTCCGTGCCGTTGCACCTCCAGTCGGCGGTGATGACGACATCGGTGAGACTGCCTTCGGTCGGCTTAACGAGAAGGCGTTCGATGATCCAGTTGAGAGTAATCATGGGATATTAGGCTTCCAGAGCTTCAACACGGGCGGTGAGTTCCTTGATGGCAGCAACCAAGATCGGAACGATGCGTGACATATCAATGCCCTGAGACTTGATCGAACCATCTTCGTTTACAGCATCCTTTTCTCCACTAACAGCAAGAGGAACGACTTCAGCCAATTCGTGGGCCAAGAAACCTTCGCCAGCGGAGCCGTCAGACTTCCACTTGTAGATCGAAGGCTTGAGCGCATTGATGCGAGATAGGCCATCAGTAATCGGTTGAACCGCTTCCTTCAGTCGGTAGTCGGACGTGATGTTGTACAGAACACCAGTAGTTCCATTCTGGGAAATGGAACCAATGACAACTCCATTATGCGTGAACTCTGCGTAAGAATTGCCGGTTCCAACGGCGGTTCTGTGGTTGATAATCACAGAGGAACCAAATGCGCTAGACGCGCTCCTGACCCAGATTCCACCGTTTGCATCAAGACCAGCAGTAGTTTGCCCCACCAACAAATCCCCACCCGCCGTCAGCGTCATCGCTTGGGTGAATGTGATGGCATTGCCAGCGGTGCCGCTGGCGGCAATTAGCCACTGATGCGATGCGTCCACCAATCGGTACTGTGCTGCTGGCTGGCTGACCGCATATTTCCAAACAATGCCAGCGGAGTAGGTGGCATAGCTATTGTTCGACAACCATGAGTTTGGCGAGGAAGTAAGCGCGGTCTTGGCACCAGTCAAACCCTGTCCAACCCGCGTAATTTCAAGTGCTTGGTAATATGTTGAGTCCGTCGCACTCGGCGTAACCCCCACGCCGACGTTGCCGGAGGTGTCCAGCAAGATGTAAGCATTGGTACCAGTTCCAATCCGCAGGTTCTGACTATCGGACAGAATCGACAGCGGGTTTCCGCTCGCGTAAATGACGTTCTGATTCGCTCCGATTCCCAGATAGGAATAGGTCGAACCAGAGATACTCATCTGAATCAGACGAGTACCATCAGTCACTCGCATACCATCCTGACCAGCACCGGGAGGAGTGACGTTGGCAAAAATCTTAGTCGCCGGACTTCCCCCCACGCCCAGCCCCGTGGAGTTCAGGCGCATTTGCTCAACCGAATCGACCTGAAAGATATGTGCGCCAGACCCAGAACCAAGTGCGTTTAACACCGATCCAGCTTCGTTTACACCAGCAACCAACGCCGTACCTATCGTCAAACCACGACCATTTACGTTTCCGAATCTGGCTTGGATAGAGTTGATCGTTCCAGAAACATCCAACGTCTGTTGCGGTGTAGCCGTCCCAATCCCCACCCGATTGTTCGCCGAATCAACCTTCAGGGTGCTGGTATCCACCGTCAGATCGCCGGTGATCGTGGCGGAGGCGAGGGTGGCGGTAGGAGACGTAGCGAGAAGCTGATTAAGCGTGACCTTCTTGGTCGTGCCGGTCGCGGCCATCGACGTATCGGATACGTCCACCAACACAAGCGGATCGTTCGCGGGATCGGTGCTGGTTCCGATGCTTGTCAGGGCTGTAATCTTGGAGTCTGCCATAGGTCAGGAAGTTAGTCGGTGGAGAGTGAGAAAATGATCTTGGAAGTGCCGTCCTCTTGGAGAACGAATGAGGTCGCGTCCTCCTGCATCAGGTAACGGTCCATCGCAGGATAAGCCACTTCGATGGCATCATCCGACGTAGACAGTTGCAGTGAGAGCGCGAGTGTCATCAGGTGGTCGCTCGGGCGAAATAGGCGATGACCGCACCAGAGGTCAGCGTAAAGCTGGAGATCTTACCCACGATGGTGATGCCAGCGGGAATGGTGGTTCCGCTCCAAGTGCCGGTGATACCAGTGCCAGCAATGGACGAAATCACGGTCGCGGTGATGGTCTGGATTGCGATGTAACCGCTCGTCTGAGCGGAGGTTCCGGTGACCAGAGTGAAACCCTGATGACCCATCGAATCCTGCGTTGCTACATCGGTCTGGTAAGCGGACATTTTAAAATCTGGTTAGAGGGGGACCACCGGAACTTTCCAGCAGTCCCC